CCCAAAAAAAAGGGCTACACCTGAAGTCTCACCCTTGCGGATGTTGGCGGACTGGCGTAGTAACCAGCAGACTTCATGTGTAACCCTACTACATTAACACCGCCAAGTGTTTTCATAATCTTACTATACAAACCAATCAGGCCGCAATACCATTAATTGATACAACCGCCCTGTGGGAATTGTTTTCCAATTGTGAACAGCCGCCCTGGTGATGCCCAAAATGCGAGCAAGCTCACTCTGTGAGCCAGCAAGGGTGATAGCCTTTTGTTTATCCATTGCCAAAGTATAGCAAAATAAACAAATAAGCATTTGCATAAAAGCAACATTAGGGAAAGTCCTAATAAAAGAAACTTGTTGCGTGTTTAGTTTGGTGTACACTAACGCCATGCCCTGAACTTCTCGGGGTCTATTTAGGAAACCAAATGATTGACTACAAACTCCGATACCACTTTGAAGAATTCGTCAGCTATGACGATGGCGACACGCTTGAAAAAGTCACAGTCGGATACGACTACTATCCACCTGAACACAATTACCCCCATGAGCCTGACTGTGCAGAAATCTACGATGTGTTTATCTACAACCAAAAGGGTGATGACATTACTCTTGACTTGTCCAAAGAGAACACAGATCACATCATGTCTGAAGTCAAGATTCACCACGCTCGTATGCTGAAAGAACAAAATGAAATCTAAGATTATTCAAACACTTGTTGAATGGACATTGGCGATCATCATCTTTGGTGGTTGGGGCGTAATGTTGGCATGGAGGGGCTGATCATGATTGACCAAATCAAAGACTATTTTAGATTGCCATCAGCCAAAGAACTGGCTGCCAAGGAACTCGCAGAAGCACAACGCAAACTCTTGGATGCCCTTACTTCTCAAGAATACGCCAAACGCATGGCTGACTATCACTCCGACCGAATCAAACGCCTCACAACTTATTTGAAAGACGAATCATGAAAATGTTTACATTCACCCTTTTATGCACTCTCAGCATCATCACAACTGGATGCTCAATGATGCCAGGCTCTGTGCCAACGCCTCCCAACCAAGACCTGATTGTTGACAAACAAGTTCAGCCGATGGGTCGCAATGAAGTGATCGATGCTGTGCGCCAGTGCGAGTCATCAGGACTTCGTGCAATTCCTATGTACGCAAAACGCAAGATCGGTGGCTACACAGTTGAGACTGTGGTGGAAGTCACTTGTGGCCCTAAATATCAATTTTAAGGATTCATCATGTCAATCGCTAATTTACTGACATTGAATGTCAACGAACATACTGAGAAGAAAGCCAATCTCACTTATCTTTCATGGGCATGGGCATGGGCTGAAGCACTTAAAGCAGACCCCAAAGCCTCGTTCAAGGTTGAGATGTTTGGTGACAAGTGCTTCATGGACATCAACGGCACAGCAATGGTGTGGGTCACAGTCACCATGTTTGACAAGCCAATGACTTGCCAGCTTCCCGTGATGGATCACCGCAACAAAGCCATCGTGAACCCTGATGCTTTCCAAGTGAACACCGCCATCATGCGTTGCATGACCAAGGCACTTAGCTTACATGGCCTCGGGTTATACATCTACGCAGGGGAAGATTTGCCAGATGGTGCAGAGCCTGAATCAACCATTGAGCCTGACAGCATGACAGATTTATTCTTGGCTATTTATAGAGCAACTACACAAGATGAACTCAAGGTTGCCTATAAAGTAGCGTATGCCGCTTGTGATGGCGATAAAGCCTGGCAACTCAAAGTTATTGCGGCTAAAGATGCAGCAAAGGCAAAACTTTAATGTGGCGTAAAAGGGAAATCATGAAAACTGAAGAAGATGACGAATTCGACCGCATTGAGCATGAAGCCTTGATGCGTACTGGTCAACCATACCATTGGGATGTGTTTGTGTCTGTCTCACAACGCAATCAGGTCTTAGAAGAAGTAGCCAAAGAGTTTGACAAGATGCCCTTTGGCGACACAGCCGCTAGTTTTTCCGCTTTTGTAAGGAGTATGAAGAAATGATAGAAATGATGGATCAAGGCTCAGAAGAATGGTTCACCATTCGCATTGGTAAAGTCACCGCATCTCGTGTGGCAGATGTGATTGCCAAGACCAAGACGGGTTACAGCGCTAGTCGTGACAACTACATGGCTCAGTTGATCTGTGAACGCCTGACGGGTTTAAAAGGTGAGAGTTTCACCAACGCTGCCATGCAACACGGCACAGACACAGAACCCCTTGCAAGAGCCGCTTATGAGGCTTTACAGGATGTTTTGGTTGATGAAGTGGGGTTTGTACCCCATCCCACAATTGAGATGGCTGGCGCTTCTCCTGATGGCATGGTGGGTGATGATGGTCTATTAGAGATTAAATGCCCCAACACTGCCACGCACATTGAGACTTTGATTTCCAAAGTAGTGCCAAGCAAATACAACACCCAGATGCAGTTTCAAATGGCTTGCACAGGGCGTAAGTGGTGCGATTTTGTCAGCTTTGACAATCGTTTACCTGAGATGTTTCAGTTGTTTGTGACACGAGTTCCACGGGATGAAGTGTTTATCAGATTGATTGAATCGGAGATTGTCCAATTCATTGCTGAACTGGATGACAAAATTAATAAACTAATGAAAGTAAGAAATGTCTAAACTCTACGAAATTACTATTGTTTCAGGTAAATACAAAAACAAAGATGGTGTGGAAAAATCCCGCTATCAAAACATCGGCTCAGTCATTGAGACCAAGAACGGCCCAATGCTTAAATTGGACAGCATCCCACTGCCAGAGAACGGCTGGAATGGTTGGGCATATCTCAATACCCCAAAGCCCAAAGAAGATAGCAGGGGCTTTCCAAAGGATGATGACATCGACTTTTAATTAACGGGGGGAAAGCGGATGCTGTGGCAAAGTTTTTCCGAAAGCAAGCGAGAGACACAGACGCAGCGAGTACCCCCACCATTTAGGAAATATCATGGACTATAAAGACGCATTTAAAAAGATTTTCGCCATGCCAGACTTCCCAAGAGTCAGGGCAAATGATCCCCTAACATCGTTTCAAGCAGCAGATTCCATTAAGGAAGTTGCCCCACAACATCACCAAGTTATCTTGGAGTGCTTACAGTTTTTTGGCCCACTTGGAAAAGATGGAATTGCCATACACACAGGGCTTGATGGAAATCAGGTTGCCAGGCGGCTTAACGAAATGAAAATAATTGGTCTAATTGAATTGACAGGCAACACAGTCAAATCAAACTCAGGCCGAAACGAAAGAGAGTGGCAATGTATCCAATCGGTTTGAACGGCAGTCAGCCAGTTCATAGATTACGAACTTGTAATAAATGTGATGTAACCAAACCACCAGAGGGCGGGGTTGATATGGGGCATAAGTGGATTTGTCAGACTTGTTGGATTATGAGAACAACAGGCCAATACTTACGCCAATATCAAATTAAGTAAAAACCCTAGTTCCTTGTTTGTCAATGATCAAGGCTTGTTTGCGGGGTTCACCGCCCGAAATGTTTGGAACGCTAATGTGTGTCCAACGATCAAACTCCCTGATGATCTGATCGTAGCCAATGCCTGAAGCAATAATGGCTCTGACCACTTCATCGGGGGTCATAGAGGGAACACGAATGTCAGCAGCACAGCCGATCCGATGCTGAGAACTGTCTTTAGACCCCACAGCGTCATTGACTTGTTTAGACCTGAAAGCTGAATTGACCATGATGGGCTTGCCGCCCAATACTGTTTTGACTTCTTCAAGAAAATTTGCCAGTCGTTTAATGTTTTCAAGTTCCGCATCATTTGGTGTGTTGTCAAATTCTCTGTGATCTGTGTGAGTCAGTTCTTCAAGGGTAAAGTGTTCGCTCAAGTTCATTTTTTCACCTTATCAGCAATTTTTTCCATTGTTCTGCCGCCAAAATAGAAACTCATCACCAACATACCCCACTGGCCCAACAGTTCAACATAAGCACCACGGGTTTCAAATTCAAAGATGGAGGCAATGGCAAAGCCAGAATAGGCCACCAGAATGAATATAAGGGTCATAGGGCGGATATTTTTGGACAACCAAGAGTCAGATGCCATATCAGCCTGAACACGCTGTGTAAGGTTGTTTTGCTCAGTCTCATACAGCTTGGTTTCGTTAGCCATCTTTGCCAACTCACCTTCTTGAGCCATTTTGTCCAACTCTAATTTGGCAGCCGCAGCCGCTGTTGGGTCTGGCAACACTCGGTCAAGGATTTTGCCGCCAATGGCGACTAATGGGTTTAAATCACTTAGGTTCATGGTGTTTCATTCTGTGAAAGTTTAACGCCAGCCAAGAGGCCAATAAAGCCACCAATGATGGTTTGAAAGGCGGGGTGAAGCATGGAAAAGATTTCTGAATTGTCCACTTCTTTAGCCCACAGGCCAAGTAAGAACGCACCCACCATGCCAAGAATTGAAAGACAAAGGGTCGCACTCACCATCAGAGTCACCCAAAATGTCAGCTTGTTTTGTGAATTTTCCATATACCCTCACACAAATTTATCAAATCGTTTGTGATTAGCAAACATCTCTAATTCAATCGTTGTTTGCCTTGCCCGTTTATCGTACAACTCAAGTGCATACGCTTCAACTGCTTCACGAACTTTTTGTGCCGCAACTTCCAATCTATATTCTTCGTCTAATTTTTCTGCTCGTTTTTCAAAAGCAATCGTCTTGACATCGTATTCTTTAGGCCACACAAACGGATACCATTTGTGCAAGGAAATCATTTCTTTTCCCTCTCCGCAGCCCTCGCATAATAAAACAGCACTTTGATTCTGATTTCTGATGAATCCGCAGTGCCAGCCCACATAGCAAGATTGTTCCAAATTGCAAGCAGTTGGTCAGTATTGCAAGAGTTTCCATTGGTGGTCAGCCATTCAGAAAGTCTTTGATGTCTCTCCGATGGATTGCCAAGCCAACTAAGGCCATAGAAGTCTGCAATCACACATTTCTGTTGAGATGCCGCCAACAAACACATTGTCAGCAACCCAACAAAAAACCATTTCATTTTGACCAGTAATGAGAAATATATCCAAAGACTGAAGAAATGGCAGAGACAAAAGCCATGCCCATCCAAAAGCCTCCACGACCCTTGTTAGCCAAAGCAATCAGGGTTTCCATGTTGGCTTCTAGCTTGTCGATCTTGGCTTCCATAGATTCGACCTTTTGCCACAGAACGCCATATTTGACTAAATCAATGTCAGACATTATTTCCCCAGATCGCTTAATTTGTTTTGACCTTTTTGCCGTGTGCCAGCGCCAACCTCAAGGGCTTTGCGGGTTTCGGCTTCTGCGGCTCGTCTGGCTCTCATTTCCATGACAGTTGTGCCAAGCTGTAAGCCTGGCACAGCCACATTCAAACCCTTTTCAACGCCCATGGAAACGCCTTTACCCGCCTTTTCAGCAAGTGACCCCACCAATGTATTGGAGTTGTTTACAAACGCACCACGGGGCTGTGCTTGGGTATATCGTGCCACATTTCCCAAAGTCTTGAGTTGTGAAGCGGCTTCTTGGTTAAAAATAGCGTTTAGATTTTGGACATCATCCAATCTCTTGAGAGCCTTGTTGTATCCCGCTTGGCTGAAATTGCCATTGCCATCAACAATTCCCGCTTTGTCTGTAAGCCAGTTGACAGTTCCCGCAGCCATGTGCTGATGGGCGGGTGAATCTACGCCTAAGTTTTGAACCATTGTGTTGATGTTCTTGTTCACGCCATTCACGACAAACTTGTCAATGAACTTGTCAGCGGGAACAGAATCATCCACAGCCGCTTTCATGGCGGGGTCTTTTTCAAGCATTTGAAATCTTGCTTTTGCAGATGCTCGGGCTTTGTCAGCCAAAGGTTTAAGAGCAGCGGCTTCTTTCTGAAGTGGCAATTTTTCCAATTCTTCAATCATGTAACTAGCGGCTTTGCGAACACTTCCGTCTTGGCTTGTTCTAGCAATATCACCAAGATTTCGCCTCAAAGACAAATAGTCCTCAAAGGTCATTGAATTGTTTTCAGCCAATCGTTTTAGTTCACTAAATTGACCCGCTGGCGCTTCATTGGACAACAATTCTTTTTTGAGTTTTGTTTCAACATTTTGAAGCAACTTGGGTGCGTCAACAGGGAACTGACCACCAGCGGCATCACGCAAGGCTTGATAGTCTGCGTTAATTCCTGTATTTAATTTGTTGTCCAAATCTTTATAAGCATCAATGATGCCTTGGCTGTTTTCGATCTTCTTTGTGCCGTACACATCAGGGGCGGCTTTGTCACGAATCAAACCAAGATTCTCAACAAGTTGACCATTTTGTTCATTAAATCGTTGTGCCAACACAGGGTCTTTGCCACGCCTGTTTTGCTCGTTGGACAACTTGACCACATCACCAGTGGCTTGACCTTCTGTCAAACGAACAGGCACAGGCAATGTGTCAGCCTCAATGTGTCTTTGCAATGTCGGGATATTGACTTCATTGACAGGGATTGAGGAAATCGTTTTTTGCAGTTCAGGGGTCGCCACAGACAAGGCTTGCTTGATGGTAGTGGTATCAGGAACTACAGCAGCGCCAGCGCTTACCATGCCAGGCTTGGCAACAATACCAGACGGGGCAACAGATGTGGGGGTAAGTTCAGCAGCGGCAGTCTTTAAGCCTCTGACAACTTTAGGTGCAGCCGCACCACCCGCCATCATTGCCGCATTAATTGCATTTTCCACATCGGCAGCAGGAACGCCAAATTTCTGAGCAATTGCTTGTGCGCCTTCACCAATGTTCTTGCCGATGTATTCCATTACCTGAGTTGGCAAGGCTTGACGATAACCCGCAGTCTGGGATAGTCCTGTCAAACGACCAACAGGCTCGGCAAGTGCGCCACCGACCTTTTGTGAGGCTTCTGTGGCTTGTTCAGGCGACAGGCCAAACAAACGCCCTGCACCATAACCAATCGTGCTTGCAATAGCAGAGGGGGCGCTTGCCACCACATCAGCGGCAGATGCCAGAAAGCCTGGCACTTGTCGCTTCATTTCTAAGCCTGTGCCTAATATGCTACCAACAAGACTTTTTACTTTTGTCGGTTCTTCTTTGGGTTTTTCTTTTTCACCAACATTCAAAGAATCTATGTAATCTGCAAATGTTTTGCCTTCAGGATTTTTGGTAGGCATCAATACCGCATGAACAGGGTCTTTAGAACCTAGTGGTCGATGGATTCCATACTGATTCAAAAATGATTCAGGCACAGAAGCTGGTATGTCTGCGGCTTCATTGGTTTCGTGCTTGGAAGTGCCAGGCGCAGCCACCATGTTTGGATTCTTAGAACGCTCTGCAAACAATTTTTCTTGTTCAGCACGATTGCGAAATCCACTTGTGATGGGCATATCTTTGCCGAACTGTTTGCGATAAGCATCTTTAGCATCGCTCAAACGAGTCTGAAACTCGTTGTCACCTGAAACTGTATCAATATAGTCGGCAAAGGTAGGCATTATTTCAACACTCCCAACTGACGGGCTTTGTCACGCATAAGTTTGATTTGTGTTTGTTCTTCTTTTGACATTGAGTTCCACATTTTCTGTGCATCTTCTTTTGTCATTTCTTGGAACAATCGTGCATCAGAAATTGAATCGAAATCTGACTTGCGTTGCATATAGGTATTAGCGTCATTTTGTGCAGGAACTAAATAATTAGCCCTTGCTAAACGCATCTTTTCAATACCTAAAAGTTGATCTGTAACCCTAGCAATACCTTCTTTGGTCATTTTGCTATTTGGATTTGCAAACTCAGCCAAAGCACGAGCCGCATCTGTATTGCCACCAGCCATCTGCAACAACTTGGTGTTCTTCATCAGTTCATCAGTTGATGATGTTTCCAAAGTATATGCAGGGATGCCCAACATTTGAGCAAAACTAGCAACAGCCTGTCTGCGCTCTGCTGTTGGGCCAGTAAGCGCTTCAGGTGCAAGTTTTTTAATGTTTTGAAAGATGCCAATTCTTTGTGGTGCATCTTTGGCTTCAGCAATAGTGCGAGGCAAATCTTCTTTTAATACATTGCCACCAGCTTCCAATACACTAGCTTGAGCAGGGGCAAGACCAGTTGTAAGGGGTACGCCACCACGCTGTGAAGCAGGGCCAAGCAATCTTGTTTCTCCTGTTGGAGTAACAACTTGTGTTGTTGGTGGCAATCCAACATCTGCCAAAGGTTGTGCGCCCATTTGGATTCGGGGCAACATACCGCCAACCGCAGGGGTCGTAACAGTTGGGAAGATTTGTTCACCAGTGTTAAGAGTACCCGCTTGCGGTGCAAGAGCAGTTTGTTGTTGTGCAGGAGTTAACAAAGTCTGTGCGCCAGCAATCGCTTTGCCTGGCAAGTCAGGGCCAGATGGCATTTCATTCCATGTGACCTTATAAGCATCAATCAATCTTCCCAAATCTTTATTGTCGGGATTTTCTTTTTTCAGCAAATCCATTTCAGCAATATATGCTTTTTTGTCTTGCACACCCAAACGACCAAGAATTGAAAATCGTGACGCAATCATGTTGCGTTGATCTTGAGTCAGATTTTGTTTTGCACTGATTGCTTCAGTTTGGGCTTTGCCCAATGTGCTGAATTTGCTAATCGCATCAGCGCCCGTCAATGGGGCAATCTTTGGAACAACGGCATTAATCTTGTCAATGTCAATTCGACCATCAGTCTGAAAGTTCTCAGGATCAGAAAAGAAAGTCTGCAAGTTATTGCGTTCTTTATTTTTCTGTTCTTCAACGCCCAAAGCAATTTCGCCTGTGCGAGTAGCTTGTTGCTTTTGTTGAAGTTCTAGCGGATTGATTTGAGCCGCTTGTTGGTACTGTTGTGCGCCACGAGCAATGTTAATCATGTCACCAAGAGAAGCACCTTGGACAGGCTTAATTTGCCCTGCAACTGGCGTTATGTTGAAATCTGCCATGATGATCCCTTAACCAATATTTGCTGTGTAACTAGTTGGAACTTGTGTTCCATAACCAGTTGGCATTGCACTACCTTGAGGGCTTAACAAACTAGCAAGTGTTGCAGCATTTCCAATATTGCCATAAGCGCCAGCCATAGCGTTTGCCGCACCAATTTGACCAGCACCCAAAGCAGAAGCGCCACCAATTGCCAATTGACCAAGATTTGATGCTGTATTTGTTCCCAAAGTATTTGCTTGAGTTTGAGCCGCTTGACCGATGCCAGCAAGGGAAGCCAAACGATTGTAGATATTTGTTTGTTGCGTTTGGCCTTGGTTAAAACCTTGAGCCTGTTGTTGCATATAGTTGTTCAAAGCATTTTGATACGCATTGGATGCGTAATCTTCGGCAAACTTAGTTCTTGCCAAATTGACATTGCTTCCACCACCACCAACATTCATGGCTTGACCCGTAGCGCCAAGACCTTGCTGTTTCATAAACTCATAGTTAGGGGCAAGATTTGTTTTTAAATCTTCCGCTGTAAATGGTTTGTATGCCGCTTGCTGTTGCGTAAAGTACGGCAACATTTCATTGATTTTTGCCAAACCACCATATCCTGATTCACGATAAGGTGCTTGTTGTGCATTAAGAATGTCAAACATCTCACGCTGTTGTTTGGCAGCGTCTTGAGTTGATTGATATTGAAGTTGAGAAGCGTTCTGAGCCGCACTTGCTTGATTTTTAGAACCAACATACCCTAATAGGGCTGAACCACCAATTGCTACTGCTACCCAAGTCATATTATTCCCCTTCAATTCTTAATTTTTTGATGTCATTATTGGCATCAAAAAGTGCGGTCGTATCTGGCTCAATCAATTCTGCTTCAATTTCATCAAGGTCGGTTTTGTCAGTTCTGTGAATGGTGATGCCAATTGCATCTGTCACAGCCAAAGTCACCCGTTTAGTGCCAGGCTGAGATTCCACAACATCCCCCGCCTGAAGCCTTTTCATTCCGCTTTCTGTCCACGCAATTATCTCGCCTTTTGCACATAAAAAAAAGTGGGGTTCTTTATGAACTTTGCCCACAATTAAAGTGCCAGCGGGTCGAAAGACTTTCCGCATATACATTCCAAGGCTGAAATGATGTTCTGTCGTTAGTTCAGCTTGTGGCATGGTCGCCATTTCCGCTTGGAGGCGCTCAACTTGCTCACGAGAAACATGGTTTGGCAATTCTAGATCGTTCAAAATGTGCCTCCCTTAACCCCATTTAGGGCGGTGAAATCGGTGAATTTACCCGCTGTGGGGGTTGTCAATCCAATGGTGGAATTATTGATCGTTACATTGGTAATTGAGCCACCAGTGATGTTCATGTTGGTTGTCGTAAAACTGACCACATTTGGGTTCATCAGCCACAGCAACCATTCTTGAGATGGGCGACCTGTGTTGACATCCAAAAAAGGCGAATAAGGGATGTTAATGTTGGCATTTGGAATTGCCGTAGCCATTAGTTATCCCCTGCGCTTGCTTTTAGATTGGCAGAAACAATCACCGCCTTGATAGGGTCAGAGATCACCACCTCAAAGATTCTGTCCCTTGACCATCCCAAACGCCTCCAAATGGCTCGGTTCAAATATTGACCAATTTTGCCAATAGTCACCCAATGCTCGTTTGACCAAGTAGAGCCACCATCGTTTGACCATCTAAGCATGGCTTGTGGGTCGTTGCCTTGACCAGTGGGGAGGCCAACGCCAGGCTGAAATTGGATTTGGAACTCCTCAAAATACTGACGCTGTAAGTCAGTAGTCAGATGCTTTGCTCTACGCAAACGCCTAATGGTTGTACCATCATCGGTGTAAACTTCATTTTCAATGCTATATAACTTGCCGTTTTCGTAGTCACCTACGATATACATATTGTTGAAATAAGCACCGCAGTTTGAACGATGGCGTTTATAAACACTTTTATCTGCATCCCAAGCAAGCCATTTGTGCCATGACTTTGTTGACCCGTCATAAACCCATGTCAAGCCATACTGACCCACAGATGGAAAAGTGCAAACATACATTTCATGACCTTCAATCTGAAATGTGTAAGCAAAAGCATCGCTTGTGACTTCATTTAACAAAGATTGCTCAACAGCATGGGTGGAAATCTTTACCCAAGAATAACCTTGCATCATCTCAATGGTTGAGTCGCCACGAGTGTCTTTTGCCACACAGACAAAAGAATCGGCAAATCTTGCAAGTGAGAATCGTGCGCCAATACCTGACTGGCTAAAAGTGCCAGGCACTCGTTGGAATGGGAAAGTGGTGATGCCAGCGATCACATTACCCACATCTGTCCAAACCTCGGTGGTGGTCTCGCCCAACAAATAAACTTGTCTGCGGTCAGCAATCAGCGTGACAAGTAAGTCTGACGATCCATCAGAACTGCCGTAGAGTGCTTGAGTTGAATATTGTGAGCCAAGATCAGTACAAGCCCAATTCTGTGAATTTGGCTCGTTGTAAATGTTGTAGTTGTCAATCACATCCACCACATCAGCACCTTGCCACGGGCCATCAGAGGCTGGCAATTTGGTAAAAGTGTTAGTAGAAACAACCCATGTGTAACGATCAATTCCGTCAACAATGTAAGCAATCAAACCATTGGCATTGGTAATGTTGTCAGAAATTGAGACTTTGCCAACAGTAGTGGATAAAGTGCCAATCTGAGTGGCAGCCATCAAAGTGTCAACTTTGTAAACAATGTTTCCAGCTACGGCAATCAGGATTTTTTCGCCTGACATTGTGTGAAGCCCACGGACTTCATCTTGTACTAGTTGAGTCTGGAATTTTAGGCCTGGCGTTGGATACAGCGCCACAATCCCACGCTCACCCTGTTGCTTAGTAGGATCAATCTCAGCAAAGAAATTGATGCACTCCTGATCGTCTTGGTAGATCGATGGGGCAGTGTAGGATGTGCCAACAAAGCCAAAGTCTGCCATTATCGGAAGCCTCCATCCATGATGAAGCCAGCGTCTTTGGCACGACCCACCATCAGGCTCTCAGGGTATCGTGCAATCTGAACAGGCTTCATGTTAGTGCGCTTGATCGTTGCCTTGCCTTGTGCTGCATAAGCATTGATCAAACCAATCTGAACTTGATTGACCTTGCCAAACATGGGCAACAATCTTTCAGCCAAGCACCACCGCAAAGCCATGTTATAACCTTGAGGCAGTTGGATGGTGTCATTCAAAGTTTGGAATTCTCTGAAAATTGTTTGTGTGAACAAATGCAACTCACCTTGAGAGGGGTTGGGGTAAACATAGATTGTTCCCAACAACTCTGATGGCTGATAGTAAATGCCCTTTGCCCAAGGGCCATTTAATTGCTTGATGCCGATGGATTCATATTCTTCAAGGCTAAAGATTGTCAGAGGATAGTCTAAATATCCACCCGCAATGTTTGAGCCGCCTTGCATGGTAGCCACACGAACAAACCCTGATTCAATCGTCAAGGGGCGCTCATAATAGGCTGTAATCGTTGTGCTAGACGCTGTTTGACTTGGACTGACAGTGTATGTGCCGCCCTCGTTTACATCGCCACCAGCGCCTGTTTTAAAGGCAACAATGCGAGTTCCCGCAGTAATGCCTGTGCCACTCAGCGTCATGCCAATATTAATGCCACCCGCAGTCACGCCATTAGCGGGGACTGTCAAAGTATTACCCGAAATTGAGCCTGTAAAAGTAGCGCCCATTTGACCGCTTGGGCCAATGGTGTATTGAACTTGATTTTGGGTTGTTTTGAAAATGATTTCTGATCGATAGAAAACCATCATGTTTTCATTTGACCATTGGGCAAGCATATCGTTGAGCATATCAAGACCATCTTGCGCCTCATCAGCCGTTGGCACTTCACCAGCGGCAATTGCGCCAATGTCCTTCATGGCTCTGGTGACAATATCAATTGGCTGAGTCATTTTTTATCCTCTAACAACAAGTTAGCAATCAACAGCACTTGCATATTCAGGCAATGATTTAATGTAATCATAAGCCTGTGCAATGAAGTTTTTTGAATCACTTTCAACAGATGGCACAAAAGCAAATGTTTCTTCACGATAAACACGATTTTTTTCTGCGTTCATCACATCCATTTTGATGTGCATTTGCGCTTTGTCGCCAACCAATTTGGTGACTTTACAGTAGCAATTTGCCAAAGTTGAAATTTGACCAAAGTTGTTTTCTGCGCTGATACTGATTTGAAGTGCCATGATCTTTCCTTTTACAAAATTGTTACTTGGGAGTTACCCATACCGCCACCAATAACTTGGATGCCAACTCGTGCGGTTTCACTTGTTCCTGCTGCGGTTGTTGTTCTAACAGTCAATAAAGCGCCAGCCAAGACAAATGATAGAGTCATGTTTACGCCAGTAATGTTGGTGATGTTTTGTTCAACCAAAGTGCCTGAACCATTTTCATTGATCAAACTTTCACGAACAGCGCATCTAGCACCGCCAGCACTTGACGCGTAATTTGCAACAACTTTAACAGTTGCGGCTTTTCCATTAAATGCACCAAAATCAATTGTGTACCAATCTGTTGATGAAGCGGCTGAAACTGTCTTTACGCCAGTATTTCCCCAACTTGCATATTTGGCAACATAGTTACCAATCACAGACGATCCACCCGACAAATCAAGCATTGGCTTTGCGCTTGCTTGGTTTGTGAATGGAGAAGTAACAGCAGCGCCACGACCCATTGATACAGCACTGATTCGGATGGTAAATGGATTAGCAGATGTGAAACGCAACAGGCCACCAGTCATGCCAGTTGCCATGATCCATCCATTACTTAATCTAAATAAGTTGGCTGAACCATAAAGGAAAGTTGATGCGCCTGGCTGAAACACCTCAATTGACGCATCGCCTGAAGTCACTTTATAAATGACTGCATACGACATTGGTGTGTAGTTGTTTCCATTATCAGAAACTGAGTTTGTAACGCCACAAACAGCAAAAGCAACACTGCTAGAAAACTGAACAGCTTTACCAAGTCCTGTTGGCTCTGTGCTATCAGAAACAACTGAAGCACTCATGCTCACTTGATAAAAACAAGCGGGATAGCCACTTTCATTTAAGACTGACCAATCACCACCCAAAAGCACATTGCCATTTGGAGAAATTTGAGGGGCGACACGGGCTTCTCCTGCAAGTGGTGCTGGCTCTCCCGAATATGGAATGTTGAAGCCAATTTGACCACCACCCATTGTGTTGCTGCTTTCACCTGAAAAGTGGGTGTTTTCAATTTGCCATGAATCGCCATAAACGCCACGAACAGTGGTTTCATTGTAAAGACCAATTATTCGATTAACACCGCCAGATGTAACGCCATTGCCAAGACTGTCACCAATTACCATTGCATAAACATTGCCATCAGGTGCAGTGATGCCATTTCCAGTTTGACAATACACTTCACATGAAAGCATTTGATTCATGTGGAAACTTTGAACAGGGTTATGTCCTGATGAATATCCAACATACCCCGTATTTTTTACCCACCAATTTGCCCATTGACATTCAACAAATTGATTTGAGTTAACAGGGCCATATCGTTGGTCACAGATAATATTTCCAAATTGGCAACTTCTAAATGTGTTGAAATAAAAACCTACAAAATCTCCTGCTACGGGATAGTCGCCACCAAACCAACTAGTTCCGCTAACAGTAACGCCTGTATATGCAGAATACCAAGATGAAAAACGGCAATCGCCTGTAATGTGAACACTATTTATAGCGCATTGTTTGCCAAGAAAATATGCAGCAGTTGGTGATCCAAATGTTGTTGAACCAACAATTGTCATGTTTTGCAAAATGACGCAGTTATAAACACAAAACCAAGCCTTATTGAGACCATAACCAACGCCAGCCGTTGCGTAAGGGTCAACAATTACATCAGGAACAACTTTATAAGATTTTGCCAATCCATCAATTGTGCGACCCGCTGCCGCTGCAAACATGGCGTTCATAGCCGTTGTATCATTGGTTACGCCATCACCTTTTGCGCCAAACATCAAAGGGGTCAGAATTGGTGAAGTCAGATCGCCAATTGAAGTAATAGATGGAATGTTGTCGTAGGTGTTTAACAAAGTTCCTGTGGCAGTCTTAACAACATATTTGTAAAGCTGATCAGGTGTTACCCAAATTTCACCGCTTGGCACTCTACCCGCAGAATCCAAAACGATTGGATTGCTTTGAGCAATTGATCCTGAACTTGATGTGTAGGTTGTCGCTGGTGTGTTAGTTCCTGCCAAGTAAGAATAGATCAATCCTCCCGCTAATGGGATGCCATTGTTGTCAAATAGTTGCTGCCCAACGCCAGCAAAACAGGAAAGATTGACTGTCATATTTCAACTCCAATTGTCTTTATAGGCCGCTTAATTATGTCGGCAATTTCTTCAACATGATAAGTTGGAAACACATGATCAAATTCATTTCTGATCCGAATATTCCACTCTTTTGGTTGCTCAAAAAGTTTGTTTGTATCAGCAAAACGACCCTCTTTAATTCGATCAACCCAGATCACAAAATCAGCGGCAAACGCCTTTCTTGTTTCCTCAGTTGGGCAGATTAAATCTGCAATCGCATGGCATCCCCATCTAGAAGCTACTGAACACAAATGACCCATGCGTCTTGCTTGTTCAACACGATCCTCAATGCTAAAGCCTAAATCTTTGTTGATATGCTGACGAATGTCATCAGCATTGAAATGAACGGCACTCATCAATCTAGCCAGTTCAGTTGCTAGTGTGGTTTTACCTGCGCCAGGCAGTCCCATCACTAAAATTTTCATTTTTTCAGGCTTTGCAAATTGTTGAGCAACGCAAAATCAGCCGCATAAAACTCATCTAATTTTGCTTTGACTTCAGGCGTTGATTGAATGTAGGCCAATGCTTGTTCATCCAATTCTTTTGGAGAGTCATTCATCACAAACTGAAAATCAAAGTTTTCAATTGTTTTTGCTTGGTACTTTGTAGCCAGTTGTTTTAATTTTTCGTTTAGCTGATTGTCAATAACAATGACTTCATCAAACTTTTGATCGCCAATGTATGAACTCTGAGTTTGCAAATGAAATTCCATTTCTGACAAACCCAAAGTGGCAACGCAATCGTTAATGTGTTTTTGCACATCAACATTCATGCCTTCATAGGTTGTGCGCTTTGGCAAGCCTGTAGGTGGGTATGAACCAAACAAAGAAATCTCATCAACAATTGTTTTTACATTTGACCAAAAACGAATGTATGGATCACGCAAAAAACAAACCGACACATCTTGCTCACACATCAATGTTTGAGACAAAAATAACGCATATCGTGATGCGTTTTTTGGGATTTCAAGGATTTTTATCATGAAAATGCCACTCCGCTAGTCACACCACGAAACACAACAATTGCCGTACAAGCATTGTTTGCTTTTGCTGTGATCGTAATATTGCCATACGAACCAGCGGATTTTGTGGCTGTGAAAGTTGGCGCTGTTGTAATTGAAAATCCATTCATGGATGAATTATTAGCAATCAAAGTGCTTGATCCACCGCCATACCAACTACTACTGCCAAGTGAAGTTTGTGCAGCATAAGAATACACATAAACAGCCATACCATCAGGGTAACTTCCTGATTGAATAATAATTTCAAACACGCCACCAATAGTTGCACCATACGAATTTTCCGTGATGGTCATAATCGTTGTTGTGGTATTTGCCGCCAACGATGTTTGTTTTGATGTAAGTTGTTGGTAATTTACAAGTGTGGTGTCACCTGTTGATGTCAGTGTGGTGAACTTGCCTGTGGTTGCAGTTGTTGCACCAATGGTCACATTATTCAATGCGCTGACTGTGCCACCCAAAGAAACAGCAGTTGAGCCAAATGTGATGGAAGAATTTGACAAACCACCATTAGGGATGCCTGTGAAATTCGTGCCTGTCAATGTTGGTGTGTTTGTCCAAGAGGGTGCGCCTGACGCATTACCAATCAAGACTTGTGTGTTTGTTCCCGCTGCGGTGCTTCCCATCGCAGTTGTGCTTGCACCATAAATCAGGCCATATTGGGTCAGATTGCTTGTCTGTCCTGTTCCACCATTGCCAACACCCAAAGTGCCTGAAACATGGGTTGACAGGCCAATCTTGCCCCACAAAGGCGCTGTGCTTACGCCACCAGAGATCAAAGCGTTGCCAGTTGCTACATCAGGAAGTTTGGCAAGTGTGGTGGTGGTGTCTGCATAAATCAGATCACCAACGGCATAAGATGTTTGCCCTGTGCCACCAGCAGTTGCGGGGACAGTTTTCCAACCAATTACTTGAACGGCATTTGCGTTGTCTTTATAAAACAACTTGCCATCGGTAATGTTGATTGCCAATTCACCACTAGCAAGACTTGCCGCCAAAGGAACATTGGTGGTCGTGCTGCTGTAGTAAAGCTGAATGGGGGTGTAGCCTGTCTGTGCCATTTAGATGCTCGGTGTAAAGACTTGGGGCAACCAAGGGGCAACAACAGTCTTTTGAGTGACTGCCGCTTGTTCATCAAGCCTTGCCTCAACTTGTGCGCCAATATCTCTTTTAACCCAATCAATGACCATTTCCTCGGTCACATCGGCAAAAGGAGTAGTCAAAACAGGCTCGGCAAAATTCCACCAACCTTCGGTTTCAACCCCATTTTTAACGCAGAAATACCTAGCGCCTGTGATCAGATCGCCATCGGCTTGAATTTCTAGTATTTTCCACATCAGAATGTGCCTCCAAGAACGCCACCAGTTGCGGTCAAAACGCCTGTGGATGGATTAAATTTCAGTTTAGTGGATGATACCTTGATTGGCAAATTTCCTGAAGTGGAAGTCACCCAAGACAAGTACATATCGATTGCTGTGCTAGTGTCATCCGTTACCGCCACATTGGTTGCATTTGTTGCGGTTGTGGCAGTGGTTGCCGAACCCGCAGAACCATCGATGTTCACGCCTGTCAAAGACTGTGCGCTGCTTGACCGATTCAAAGCAATGGAAGTCGTGCCAATGTAAAGGCTTGAATTGCCCAATACACCGCTTGGAATTGTTCCCGATAGTTGTCCCGCAGGGAGGCTTGTCAGGCTTGCCCCAGAGCCGCTAAAACCCGTTGCTGTGAACAATCCTGTGCTTGGGTTGTAGTTCAGCTTGGTAGAACTGACATATTCGGTTGTCAGGTTGCCTGTGGTCTGATTTGCAAACAGTGGATAACGCACCGCATTTGTGGTGGTGTCATCTGTCACAGTCGCATAAGCGGTCGGAGTTGTCCAAGTCGGTGCGCTTGAGCCATTGGAAGTCAGAACTTGACCCGCTGAACCCGTTGCACCTGACACCGCCAAAGTGCTACTGAAATCAATAGTGGTGAATTTTCCAGTTGTCGGAGTGGTTGCGCCAACAGTTCCATTAATATTGATTGAGGCAGTTCCTGTCAGATTGGTAACTGTGCCGCTAGATGGCGTACCCAAAGCCCCACCATTAACCACAAAAGCCCCGCTAGAGCCTGTATTCACGCCCAAAGCTGTCACTACCCCTGTGCCTGTTGTAATCGTGCTAGGGGCTAATCCCGCACCGCCACCAATCATCAAAGCATTTGCCGCCAAAGCCGCAGAAGATGCCCATGCCGATGCGCTTGAGAAGTAAGGAATACCACCGCTAGTTCCCGCCACAGTCAAAGCCAATGTGCCTGAAGTTGTGATGGGTGAGCCGCCAACAGAAATGATGCCACCCGTAAAGGTTTGAGCAACAGAAGTCACAGTTCCTGTGGTGGGTGTTGCCCATGAGGGAATACCCGATGCCAAAGTCAAAACTTGCCCATTTGTGCCAGCACTTAAAAATGCGGTTGCACTAGAGCCAGTTTGATAAGGAATAGCACCAACAGTTCCATTTGCAAGATTTGTTGCAGATGTTGCAGTTGCCGCATTACCTGAAATTGATCCTGTGATCGTATTGGTCACACTCAAATTGGTAAGTGTTCCAACGCCTGTAATGCCTGTATATGATCCTGATATACGGGCGGTGTCAATCGTGCCACTAGTGATCTGAGTGGCGGCAATTGCAATGTTTGTGCTACCCGCCAAAGTCAATTGGCCTTGTGCGTTGACAGTGAAAGTCCCAACCTGAGAAGCAGAACCATAGGCTGCCGCTGTAACGCCTGTGTTGGTAATGCTGAAAGTGTTGCCTGTAAGGGTTAACCCTGTTCCCGCTAAATAAGAACCCGCACCCGAAAACTGTGACCAAGTGATTGGGGTCACATCAATTGTGCCGCCCTGATTGGATGTGCAAACCCATCCTGTGTCAGATAGGGTTGTCCCTGATTCAATAAAGGTGAACGCTGATGGCACTTCAGCCCAAACATTCATGTCGGCTGATCGTGACCAAGCTGTTGCAGAGGCCACATAAATGCCGTTAAATTGGCTGCTTGACTGATTCTTGACCAGAATCCGATCACCCGCACTTAGACTTGTTGCCCAATCACCACCGCCTTGAGTGCCAAGACCCGACAAGGTAATGTTTGCCGTTGTGGAGTAAACGCACGATGCTTTGACATCAAGACCTTGAGCGACCGAATCCACATAACCCTTGTTGGCAATGTCAGTGTCGGCAGATGGGGTTGTGGTGATCGTGCCAGTTACAGTCGTAATGCTTGTAAAGGTGGCGTTTGCAGGGCCATAAAAAGGCGTTCCCGCTGGCCCAACAAAGTATTGGAGGGCAAAGGTAGGCTCAGGGGCAAAAACGCCCTGAACAGGGACAATGTTGGTTGTCTGAGTGACAGCCGTATTGTTAGACATTATTCGTAGTAAACAGTTACGCTTGCAGTGCCGCTAATCACGACATACAAGCCGTTTTCACAATTAATGCCATCAAAGAAGTTGATGTTTTGTGCCGCTGACATTGTGTAAGTGTCAATGATTTTGACAGTTGTGTCAGGGGTTTGGGCATCGTACACAGTGATTGTGGGAGTAAGCGTCACGCTGGTGCAAAAAATGCCTTTAAGTTTGCCAGGCTGATTCTTCACCAAAGTGGTAGCGGAAATCTGTGAATAATTTGACATACCAATGCCTTTCAAGTCATTAAATTATATGTTCTAAAAAAGAAAAAGCCACCCCTTTTGAGGGCAGCCTTTTCAATTATTTCAAGCCATTTTTATGGCAAGAATGTCAGGTCATAGCCGTAAATAAATACATCAGCGGTAGCTGGTACGCCCTGAACAGTCGTGTTACGAATGTACAAAGGAGTGCCTGTTACAGCGTCAGTAGATGTTGCAGCGGTCACAACAGTCTTAGCGGCTGTGGTGTTGCCTGACAAAGCATAAGTCGATTTGA